GAGCTGCTCGGCGTCGAGACCGCTTCCGCCGGCGGCAAGTGTCCGTTTACGGTCAGAGGTCCGATGACGGACGGGAAAACTCTGGTCAACGGCGAATCGTCGCAGTATGTGACGGCGCTTCTGCTTTCCGCTCCGTTTGCGGAGCAGGACACGGTGATCGAAGTGGAAAACATCAACGAACAGCCGTATATCGAGATCACGCTCGGCTGGATGGACCGCGTCGGGCTCCGGTACCATGCGGCGGAGGACCTCTGCCGTTTTGAGATTCCCGGCGGTCAGTCGATCCGTGCGTTCGATGTCACGATCCCGGCGGATTTTTCGACCGCGACGTTTCCGCTGGTTGCCGCCGCTGTTTCACTTGCTTTTGCATTGCTTTCAGATTTTGCCGCCGCCGACTGGCTTGCCTGTGCTTTTGCAACTTCAACTTTAATATCTGCAAGATAATTAGGCTGTAAATGCTTTTCCTGTATGCTCGCTTCTTTTACGATTGCAGACACTTTTCCAGCGCTGTCAATTGAAAATGCCACCGTGTCACTGTCCAAAAACTCATACTGCGTAATCAGTGCTGCCAGGTCTATATATTGCTTTGTGCCGTCAATAAGCGTTAAAATAATCTGCTGTGTTCCGGCATTATATGAAAAATTTACCGCGATTTTTTCCATCTGCGTGTCAATCGTTATTTTTGAGCCATTTTTTTTAGTAATAGTAATAATGCCTGTCTTTTCTTCAAATGTAACGTCCTGCACCAGTGTTGAAACTTCTTCCTTAGTCGCTTTTGTAGTGTCCAGTGTAATTACCCTATTGTCAATTTCATCTGTAGCCACATCTATTTTATTCAGATTACTTTCATTCAGTGGTGTTTCATCACTCGGATAATTTTCCCAATTTATACGACCATACGTTTTATTCATGCCTGCTCCTTTCTATCCTTCTATGTCGCCCCACGGAGTTGTCCAGCTTCCGCCCAAATTAATGCTTCCGTCATTGCAATCAATAGAAATGCTTCGTTCTCCGTCATCAGATTGCATATACAACAATCCCGGATATGCGTGAAAGTTTGCCCCGGCACTTCTACTAATAAGCAATTCGTCCGGTTTTAAAAGTGCCTGTGCATTTTCTCCTAAAACATACCGCAAATATCCGTCAAATATCTGCCATTCTCCGATTAGTCCGGATAACGCTTCCATACTGCCGTCCAAACCGATTTTAAAATTCTGATTAGCCGTCACAGCGCCGTTCAGATTGATTTTGTTTGCTTCAATCGAAACGTTTTCAGCAGATTGGTTAATTTTTGAAATAATTTCATCGCCATTTACTTTTTTTGATACTTCTGTATTAATGCTATCTGCCGTCTGCCTTATTGCACTATTCATCTGTTCTGTAGTGCTGTAGCTTTGCAGTTTTCGGGTTACCTCTGCCGAAATTCCCTCTGCTGTAGCATTGATTTGGGTATTCATTTCCGTTGTTGTGCTGTAATCCTTTAACTTATCTGCTGTGTCCTGTTTTGCATTACTTTCAGCCGTTTCAGCGGCAGATTCAGCATATTGTTTAGTTTCCGTTACCTGTTTTGATAACTCTGCCGTAAATCCGTCTGCCGTCTGTTTTATAGAACTTTCCAACTCCGTTTTTGTGTTTGTAGCGTTTTCTTTTGTTTCGTAGTTTTTGCTTACTTCTGATGTAATTGATTCCGCAGTCTGTGTAATTTTCGTCGATAAATTGCCCTCGGCTTCGTTTGCCCGCTTTACTTCCGTTGCAATTGATTCTGCGTTTTGCTGTATACTACTGGATAAGTTGTTTACTGAATCGGATACCTCGCTTCGGATACTGTTTGCAGTCTGCTTAATTTCAGAACTTAATCCGCTTTCAACGTCCGTAATCTTACTGTTTGTTTCTTCGATTGTCCGTGTCAGTACATTGGTCTTTCCTTTAAGCTGTATAATGCTTTTATGCACGCTATTTGCCTGTGTAGAACGGTATTCTTCACCCGTTGCTTCATAGTTGTCCCTAAGTGCCTGTATGCCCTTTAGTGTACGTTTTAACACGTAGCTTTCAATGATTTCATATTTTGTTGGCAGACGAACCGCGTCACCTACTTCAATACATGGGTTTCCTTTGCAGTCCGCAGAAAACGGTCTGTAAATAATTCCCCGGATTTTTCCGTAAATGTTATTTGCGATTCCCGTCAGTTCTTCACTGCCTTTGCCGTAAACAAGAAAATTATCCTGTATAACATAGGCATTTGTGCCGCTTCCGACAATTACTCCGATATCGTCTTCTTCTTTCCGGATTTGCAGTTTATCAATAGTTTTCACGAGGAAATCTTCGTATTGCGCCGATATATACAGACTTTTGCTTATTCTCGTGCTTTTCGGTTCACGCGGGTACAAATCATCTGCCGGATACAGGTTGTTTCTTGGATATAATCCCTGTATTTCTTGCTCAAGGTAGATGTAATGGAATCTGCCGTCACGTCCAATATGACCGAAACAGCCGTTAATTTCACAAATACAATTCAGCACAGTTGCACCGCTTAATTCTTCCGGCTCAACCGTCTTTTCGACTTTCATATCATCATTTACAAGCTGTGCGTCCGCCTGCTCAATCCCAAAATACCCAAAAAAGCTATCCCGAAAAGCTTTCATTGTTGTAACGCTGTCTTTATCCGGGAGCAAAGTATTGTACCACTCCGCCACATCTGCGTTTATCACGTCATACAGACTGTCATAAGCCACAATATCACGCTTTGTTCTATCTGCCGTTGGTGTGTCAGAGTATACTTTATATCTGCCAATTTGAAACGGATTTGCAGTGTTATTATCAATTACCGTTTTAACCGTTATCATTTTGTCTTTCATCGGCAAAAAAATGTTTGATACAGTAAATTTAAGCACCGCCGCTTCACAGCTTCCGATTGTCAATTCAGATTCCGAACAAATGCTTTCTGTCAATTCAAACTGCTCTTGATGTAGTTCAACATTTGTAATTTTTGTCGTTTTGTCGTCCGTTTCAATCGTCAACTGCTTATCTATACTATCTTTTTTAAATAATTCTGCGTATTGATAATTAACCACCGTAAACACCTCCAATAAAAGCAAGCCTGATTGAATCGTATCGAATTACATTTCCGTACGTGCCGTAAATTGTAGGCTGAAAATCAGCCATATAGCCATACTGCGTAACATAATCATCATATTCCGGGATATAAGCCGTAATATAACAGCCACGCTCCTGCGGATTTGTAAAATTGTTGCGAATATTGCTCATCAGCACTTCAAATGTTTCATTTGTAAGCATTGCCTTGGTTTCAAATTCAACCTTTAATGCCTTTAATTCAACAGCGTTTCTATGCTCGTATCCGTTTGCGTCCGTGTAATCGTCAATGTCCTGCATATTTGCGTATGCGCTGTAGGAATCTGCCTTGATTAATCCGTCCGGTATCGTATAATCTCCAATTTTAATCAAAAAGCCGTTGTACGCCATGCCTGCACCTCACATTTTTAAAAATTGGTAATAAAAAAGCACATACCGGCATTCGATATGTGCTAAAGAAATGGCAAAAGGCGAAACCTACATAAAATAGATTCCGCCGCAAAGCAAGTTGTCATGTATTATAATAGATTAATTATCATCTATTGTACATGCATTAATAATCAAATGCTGGTTTGCCAGTTCTTTTAAAATATTCTCTTGCGTATTTTCTTGCACTGCTTCCGATGTCGTTTTGGCTTATACTCAAGTCCTTGTTGAGTATTCCTTGTAACAACTGGTTCTGCTGTCTAAGCAGTGCTATCTCTCGCTGTGACGTATCGTAAATGGAATCTTTAATACCCGTAATTTCTGCGCCGCCCGCTACTGCCGACTTGCCGCCGACCGTTCCGGCAATTTCCGGTATGCCATTTTCGCCCGCTATGCAAATGCTATATTTCTGCGGCAAATATCCGCCTTTTGCTCTTTTGGGAATTTCTTTAACGTTTAACCTTGAAAATCCAGTGCTAAACGGGTCGCCCGTACTGTAATTTCCGTCTGTTTCCAATTCCAATTTGTAATTTGTTTGAATAGCATTGGTTAATGCGTCATGGACTTTCCATGCTTTACTGCTTATCGTATCCGCTAAGTTGTTCATGAGGTCAGCACCAACATCTGAACCGATTTCTCCTGCGTTTACTGCGTCTATAATTGACAGGAAAGCAACTGCCGTTGTGTTCGGTACACCGTCAATATTTTCCTTGTACGAATCAACAAGGTTTTCACCCGCTTTTGAGCCGGTATCAAGTGCCTTTGAAATAGCCGTTTGTTGAATATTGTCGAATATTGCGCTATTGTATCCCGGCAATCCGCTTGTTGTGGTCGTAAATCCGTTATACAGCTTTGTACCGCCATCTGTTCCTACAACACCCAATCTGCCAAAGGTTTCACTTGCTTTGTTGTAAAAATTTGAAATATCTTCTGTAGATTCGCCTGACTTTTCCGCTACATTTTTTTCAATGTCATACATTGACTGTTGCACGGATTCTCTTATTTGCTCATTGTTTTGTTGCATTGTATCCCGCAAATTATCAGAACTGTCCGCAGTGTCGTTCTGCTGTTGCGTAAGATTGTTGTATTCATTTTTGCAATTTGCCGCTTCGGTTGCGGCATTCGCTATTGCATTTTCACATTTTTCATAAGATTCTTTTAATTCTCTATTATCATTTGCTAATTGCCATGTTTCCTGTGAATTTAATCCTAACTCTTTTCGTAAATTGTATGATGTTTTTGTAAAATCACTGGTTTTTCTCATTGGGTCATCTAAAAGTCCCGAAAGCACATCAAATGCGTCACCCAATCCACTGATTTCATATGCTGAATCAAATGCCTGTTTAGACATTCCAGTAAGCTCTTTTACGTATTCATAAATAATACTTTCTGCTTTGTTGTATTTTTCATTATTTTCTTTTAGTTGATTGCCAATATCAATCTCTTGCTTGTACAGGTCTTTTAATACATCTTGCATTGCCGCCGCTTTGGCATAAGCTTCAAGTGCAGAAATTGTATTGTAAACTTCTTCTTTTTGTCCTTTAAATTCGCCAGTTACCGTATCAATCGAATCTGCCAATTCCGGACACTGTTCGACAATGTAATTTGCGTATGCAATAAGCATTTCCTTTTGCGAATCTGTTAAATTGTCAAAATTATCTGCCAATTCAAAGTATTTATCTGCAACGCTTTTAACGCCTGCATAGGTATCACCTACACTATTAAACTGGTCTTTAGATGACTGTATTGTTGAATTTAAACTCTCTGCCGTTGCTAATACAGAATCGCTGATTATAGTATTGGCGCTTACTACTTCGCTTTGCGCTTTTGCGTATCCTATGCCGATTCCTGCGATAGCCGCAACCACACCTGTAATACCAACGATAGCCGCTGTCCACGGTGTAGATAATCCAATTAGCTTTAAAGCTGCCGCCGCCACTCCTGCACCTGCCGCCACTTTTGCCAACATACCGACTGTAAAATTAGCACCTTCCCCAATTTTTTCAAAGACAGTTGCAACCGTTAAAAACTCTGTTGCAATACCCGCAATTCCGATTGTGGCTTTTAACTTTGTTGACATTAAAGACGAAAGTGTTTTTGATAGTCCACCATAATCAATATTTCCTATTGATTTTTTAATTCCAGCCGTAAGTGCCTTTGAAATTCCTGCGTTTTGTGCAATTTCAACACCCATTTTTGCCGCAAGTGATTTTGCTATTGACTGTGAAATTGATGTCGCAATACCCTTTAAAATATTTTTAGCAATTTCAAGCTTAAAATATTTCTTTAAAAGCACCGTACCAATTATGATTGCTACTGTTTTTAATTCAATATTGCTAAAAAGCTTCCAAAGTCCGGCTATAACTTCTGACCATTTTACTGTCCCAATCGCAGTTTTAAACGCTCTATAAATGCTTTGAACCCACTTATTGATAGCTTTTGCGGTTGAAGCAAAATCAAACGTTTCAAAAAATTGATTTATCCCGGTTGCAATAGAAAATCCTAAGTTTTCCCAGTCAAACGTTTCCTCAAATGACAAAGCCGTATACACAGCGGTATTTAACGCTCCTGCAATAGTTCTGCCGACAGCACCGAATAATTTCGGTGAGATAAGCCCGTTGAGAAAATCAGCAAGGCCTTTACCAAAATTTCTAGCACCGGCATATACGCTGTCCCAGTCAATGCTATTCAGCGTATCTGTAAGCGTATTGCCTATATACTCGCCTAACTCGCGTAAATTTTTAATTTGACTTTTATAATCTTTCCAAATGGTATCGACTTTCACAAGGCCGCCGCTTGCTCCGTCTGCGCTTGCCGCTCCTGTACCGCTACCCTTTTTGCCATTTCCACCGCTTGAATCCGGTGTTGTAATCAGTTTTAATTCATCAAACTGTCTTACACCCTTATTCAGCTTTTCAACGTTTTTAGCGGCATTTCCGGTGCTTTCTGCTATATCATCGGCGCTGTCTGCGGCGTCCGACCA